GCTTCCGTTCGCCGGATCGGTGAAGCGTGACCCGACGAGCCGGGAGCGCGGCCCCTGACCTGTTCGGCTGCGCGCTCAGCCTGATAACGCTCAGCGACATAGCGACGCAGCTCGACGAGAGACTGGTGTTTCGTTGGCTCGCTACCGTCCAACGGAATGAACAGCGGAACATCGCGGCGATAGGTGACGTGCCCGTACAGCTCCCCGCCAACAGTCAGCTCCCGACCGATCTCATGCCAGTTAGGCGACGCGATACGAACCTGCATCCGCTTGCGCGCTACCCCACCAGCTCGAACGGTTCGTGGATCGGCACGTAGGGCGTTGGCCGGCCAGTGTCGAGCACAACGCTCCAATACTTCGGTGGTCGGTCGGGTCGCGTGTGTTTCTCGCAGACAAAGGCCGGTTCCACCTTCCACTCCGAAAGCAGAGGCTTCCAGATTCCACCGACGCAGCCCATTTGCAGCGTGCGAATCGGCCGCGCATAGGCGGGGCGGCATTGGGCGCAGGGTGTGGACCGGGAGGGATCGGGTTTCGCCATTTCGCGTCTGGACCAGCAGACAGAGCAGTCGCAGTCCCGGCCGTGCGGAAGGCGTTGGTAGCTGGTTGGCTTCTGCATAAGTCATCCCTTCCCCCGGCTTTGCGATAGCAGCGTGAATCATGCGGTCCACTCCTGTTCCAGCAGCCAGCTACGCAGCAGCGCGCTATTGATCATGCGGCGCTTGCCGAGCTTTACGGTGGGGATCACGCCCCGGTAGACCCAGGCGCGGGCGGTGTCGAAGGACAGGCCGTTGCGTTCCGCCCAGGATTCAACGGTTTCCACGTCCTGCTGTGGGCCGATCAGCTTTGAAGGTTCTAGCTCTTCCAGCTCCATGGAATACTCCAACAAATAATGGACCACGGTGGTCCGTTAAAGCGATAGAACCACGGTGGTCCCATTGCTGTCAAGACCACGGTGATCCATGATCAGCCAATGAGCAGAGAAGACCCCCAATTCAAATTGCGTATGCCTACAGAGCTACGAAACCTGGCCGACCATGCAGCCAAAGCTGCCGGCAGGTCTTTAAATGCGGAACTGGTTGCCCGAATAGAGGCGAGTTTCATATCCGACTCAGAAACGGAAAGACTCCTGCCAGCCAAGCGCGCACGAGAGCTTTCGCTCATGGCGCGAGCTGAGATTCCAAAAGAGATACGTAGACGGGCGATTTCTGCTATTGGGAAAGCTGTACGTCTTGGGCACAGCGAAGCGATAGCTAGCCTTGAAGATTTAGATCTGGATGCAGGAATTCCGGACGGAGAACTTGAAGATCTCGTCTCAGAGGTTGTCGAGGAACTTGAGCGAAGTGGCTACAAGGTCAAGTGGGATGACATAACAACTCTTTGGATTGAGTTTTAATTCATAGTAACTCTGCGGACTAAGTAGTCTATTGCAAGGAGGCAATATGAGGTCGGAGTGGGACGACGCACCTGAATATCTACGCAACAGGAAGAAGCCTAACCCCTGGCGGTTCCTGGCGATCATGGGTATCGGTTCAGCGGTGCTTGCGGCGCTCGCGATGACATTTGGTAAGTCAATCGCACTGGACGTAAACCAGATCAAGCAGGGCATACATGTCGGCGGCAAGCCTTGGTTCAATCAAGAGCAGGAGCCGCCCATGCAGCCGATTAGCCAGCCTTCCGTAGCGAGCTATGAGGCACCGCAGACACAGGCAAAAGGGCAACGTCCCTTGAGCCAAGCTGAAATTGGTTGGTTCGACGCAGCTTCAGCTCGTGCGACAGAACGAATTCAGACATCTTTTAGCGACGACAACTACACACCCCGCCCCGCCACAAACACCATGCAGCCGCCGCCGGCCCGCTACTACGCAGCCAGCTCATCTAACAGCAGGCAGAAGCGCCCCGTTTCCCGCCAGACTCACCTCAGCAACTGGAGCTGGGAAAACGGCCACAACAAACAGCGCATTAGCGGCCAGTTCGAATGGGCAGTGGTTAACGGCCAGATCGACTACAACAGCGTGTGCCAAAACTACCAACGTGGCTCGCTGGTATACCGAGATTGCCGTAAGGGCGCAAAGGTTGCTTTCAAGCGCATATGTGACCGATATCAGCCTGCGTGCGCCGCCGAAAACAATTACTTGCCCTAGCCCAGCCGACCGTCTAAGCGTGCTGAAAGCGTTGACGTAAACACTACCTTCAAAGCTATCTCTTACTGGCCGATTCCTTGCGATTCCCATCGACCAAGTAAACCGCCGAAGTATGCGCTCCCTGCTCAATAGCTTCTCGCTTTAGCCTCTGTATATCACCATACTTATTACCAATACCGCCCACATCAATAATCAAATAAACTCCCTCAACTGTATCCTCCGCCTTCTTATAAATCTCAAGCTGGCTTGTATAGCCACGTACCAATGACGTATTTGTAGAAAGCTTTATCTCAACAACAATACGCACATCAAAACCTTTAGAGAACTTGAAATCTACCGGCCCATTTCCCGAATCAGCCTCTGGAGTAATATCTAGATTATTAGCCTTACAGTAAGAATATGCTATAGAGAAAAATAGGCGCTGGGCAGCCTTCTCTTTTCTTGGCTTCTCATCATCAGTCCAAAGTTCTTTCCAGATCCCTTTGTTTTCAATCAACTCCTGAAACTGATTTATTATTTTCGCCACTAATTCTTTAGCTTCATCAATGGTCGACGGACTAGCCGGAAGCCCTCCAACCACTGGATATTTATGAGCGACATCAAGCAACCTAATCCAGAAGCTTTCGCCATTAGTATCAGCTTCAAAATCATAAGGCTTCTTAGGTACTTCATGCAAAAGCTCCAACACCTGCTCAAAAGCTTCTTTGCTTTTTAACGCAGACTCCTTCAACTCACTCTTTTTCTTCTTGGTCATCGTCGACCATATCTTGCCAATACCGCCGCTAACCTTTTCCCTATACTCTTCGTTCTCCCTAGAAACACGGGCTATATCACTCCAATCCGTTGCGATTGGAAGATCCCTAACAATATCCCGCGGTACGAAAACTAAAGGTTCTTGCGAGTATGGATTCACAGGAAGACTTACCTCACACCCTTCAACCAGAAACTTCTTAGCCGGTATATTAAGGATGGAATTAACACGAACTGTAAAGTCCGCTAAGTTCTTGATTATTATATTGGTTGTCATATCGCTAATTCTGTCAGGGCCAATTCCCTCCTCAAGCAATGATAGCCCCATAAAGAAGTCAATATCCGTAATCCCTAGATTAACGATCTCAGAAGCGGTTTTTAGTGTTGCCGCAGAAAGCTCTGGCCCAAACCCTGCTCCACGCACCGACGAGCTATACCCCAAGCAAGTCCAGCTAACCTCGGAAAAATTAAAGAGCTTTTCCGCCTTCCTCCATGCCACATCACCCTGAACTTTTGACGCAGCCAAGAGCTTCACTATGAACTCGAATCGTTGTTCATAAGCAGTTGCAGCGCCTACAGACATCTCCTCATGTTTACTTAAAGGCAACAAAAGCGGATCGATGAAGAGATTGGTGTCAACGGCAAGTTGCAAATCTATTACGTCTAACTCTTCGAGCAATTCCGAAGAAATACCAAACTCGCTTGAAATAGTTGCGATTACCTTTATCTTCGCCATACTCTCAGCATCCTTACAAATAGAATAATCTGGTGCCACCAAAATGGAATCACACCATGACTGCCACTAAATATGCAAGGCAACGCTGATCACGGAAATTAAATCCTTTTATTTTCATAGACTTATCTAAATAAAAGCTACCCACAAGCGGAAGATATTTTCCTCAGCCCATCTAAGTGTCGAAAAAGTGTCGAAATCATTGTGACGAACTGCGTCGAAACGAGCCGACCGATTGGCTGAAAACCCATAACGATACGCTTTGCGCCGAATCGACACCCTAAGCAAAAGGGTTCGATTCCCTTCGCCCGCTCCAGTCCCCACACGAAAAGCCCTGTTTTTACAGGGCTTTTTCGTTTCTGGCGTTTGGTGAAGGCAGGTATGTACGTATCGCCCGCAAGGCAGGCCACTGACCTACTCGCCCCGCTTACCCTGCCTAAGTTCGAATCCACGAACGATCACATAGGCAATAAGCGCAAAAATGAAGAACACCAGCAGCATCCAGGCGATGCCTTGCAGCGTTTCGACGATGGTGCGATAGACCTCTAGGGTCCAGCGGGCGGCGTTCAGTTGAACGACACTCGCTTCTTCGGTGTTTGGAGTGATGTACCGCTCCAGCGCCCAGATGCGGCCGCCGCCGGAGATACCGACGACGTAGATGGCGAAGGTGATGTAGCGATGCCAGGCAAAGCTCAGCTCTTCGGAGACAAGTCGCGTCAGGATGCTGCCGATGGGCTTGTCGAAGAATCGCGTTGCGATGAAGCAGACCAGTGCTGAAACAGCGAGGGTGACGACCAGTAGCCAGATGAACA